TACTAATTTTTTTATTTAATAAAAAATAATAATCAAGAACAAAAAAAATTTTGTTCTATCCAAAAACTTAAAAGGAGAGAATTATGTTCTTTGGTTCAAAAAAATGTGCAGCTGCAAAAAAACCAGTTGCGAAAAAAGCACCTGCAAAAAAAGCACCTGCAAAAAAACCAGCTGCAAAAAAAGTAGCTGCAAAAAAACCAGCCGCAAAAAAAGTAGCTGTTAAAAAAGTTGCAAAAAAACCAGTTGCAAAAAAAGCACCTGCAAAAAAAGTTGCAAAAAAACCAGTTGCAAAAAAACCAGTTGCAAAAAAAGTAGCTGTTAAAAAAGTTGCTAAAAAAGCACCTGCGAAAAAAGTTGCAAAGAAAAAATAATAAATCGTAATTATGATTTATATTTGTCCCCAAAATCTTAGGTTTTGGGGATTTTTTTATGATAAATTTTTCAGTTGGATAATATCAAGTCCAACTGAATTTTTTATTGGATAATCCATTTTTGTGGACCCTGATTTGTGTTTTTTGTTTATGGCGCATTTTTTTGCACAACCATTATTCAAAATAATTTTATACCGCAAGGTTTTTTAATTTTTTAACAAAAAGGATTTATTATGTCTATGTCTGTAGATCAAGTGTTTATAAAACAATTTGAAGCAGATGTTCATTTGGCTTATCAACAAATGGGCACAAAATTGCGCTCTACAATCCGCAGCAAATCGGGTGTCGTGGGTGCATCTACAACTTTCCAAAAAGTTGGCAAAGGTATTGCCAGCACAAAATCGCGTCATGGTATTGTGCCGGTAATGAATTTGAATCATACGCCTGTGGAATGCACATTACAGGATTATTATGCAGGTGATTGGGTTGATGCATTGGATGAATTGAAAACCAATGTTGATGAACGTCGTGTTGTTGCGTCGGCTGGGGCATATGCTTTGGGTCGTAAAACAGATGAATTGATTATTGCCGCGATGAATAATGCAACCCAATATGTTGGTGATTACAGCACAGGTTTAACCAAAACATTGATTATGCAAGCGTTGGAAAAATTAAACGAAAATGATGTACCTGATGATGGTCGCAGATTTGCTGTTGTTGGTGTTCATCAATGGAATGAATTGTTGAAATTGGATGAATTTGTATCTGCTGATTATGTTGGCGGATCAACACCGTTGGTTGATGGTTGTGAATCTAGAAAATGGTTAGGTGTTAATTGGGTTTTATGCAATTCTTTGCCATTGGCCAATACCGATGATCGTGATTGTTTCATGTATCATGCATCCAGTATCGGTCACGCATGTGGTCAAGAAGTTAAAACAGATATCACATGGCATGGTGAACGTGCTGCGCATTTTATCAGCAACAGCATGTCTCAGGGTGCGGTGTTGATTGATAATGAAGGTATCGTTCGTATCAAATGTGATGACGATGCAGCTTAACATATAACCAAAAGGAAAAACAATGGCATTTCAAAATAAGAATTTGTCTGTGATTGCATATGCAAATGGTTTCACATTGTGGCATTACAAAGAAAGTGCAACATTGGCGACGATAACGGCATCTGGATATTTTTCAAGTGTAAAAACTTTGATGAATACTGGTGATATCATTTTAATCAATGGTTCAAACGGGGCCACGATTAAAGCTATTACAATTACAGATGGTGTTGTGACAGTTGGGGCGTTGTCTTAAATTGTTTTGTTTGTTCATATAACGGGTCGCATTACACGACCCGTTTTTTATAAATAGGTGCAAAAATGTTTACAAAAATAGATTTATCTTCAATGGCATTGTTGAAAATTGGTGAAAAACCGATTCAATCATGGCACGAAGATTCGGTTGCCGCGCAATTAGCGCGAACTTTATTTGAACCAACGGTTGAAACATTGTTGGCTATGTTTCCGTGGCGATTTGCGACACAATCAATTGTGTTAAATAAAAATTCAGATGGGGATTTTATAATTCCATCAAATGTATTACGCGTATTGAAATGCGAAGGTCAAATTACCGGTAATAAAATTAATACATCCAATGATATATTGGAAATATCGGCTATAGTAAAGGCGGATCCTGATATTTTTCCAGGGTATTTTGCTACATTGGTTGCAACCAAATTAGCAATGGAATTTTGTATTCCGTTAATAGGTGACACAAATGTTTTCCGTATGATGTCTGCGTTATATGAATCGGAATATCAATCTGCAAAATTCATAGACAGTACATCATCAAATCGTGCCAGTTTGGACGATTTTTCTTTAATCAATTCCAGATTTTAACCAAAGGATTGTGTTATGGGAAATTTTTTGAAAACACAAAATACGTTTTCCAGTGGTGAAATTGCGCCTGAATTTTATGCAATCAATAATATTCATGGTGTTTCCAAATTGGAAAATATGGATGTTTTGCAATCAGGTGGGGTAAAACGCAGATCTGGATTAAAAAAAATAAAAAATATTGCCAATAATGCAATATTGGTTCCATTTGTTATAAGTGAAACTGAAAAATATTTATTGGTAATATATGAATTGGGTATGGATGTTTATTGCAATGATGTAAAAACAGCCGTTGTTGTGACACCATGGCACAGTTCAGATTTATCTAAATTGCAATATGCACAAAGATTTAATTCAATATTTTTCGTGCATCCAAATTACAGTCCACAAATATTGACCAAAACATCATCCGGATTCAGTTTAGATTTATTCAGATTTGATATGAATCCTGATGTCAGTATAAATATACCTTTTATGCGTTTTGATGATACGGTAAATGTTTCTATCACTATCAGCAACAGCGATATTGATAACAATCATGCGGTATTTACCACAAATGCGGATTTATGGGATAATACGTGGATTGGTACCAGATTATTGGTAAATAACAAACAGTGGGTGGTTGAATCTGTACAAACCGCACGCAAAGCGACAGTATACACAAATGGTAATTTTACATTACCAAATGAACCAATATCTGTTTGGTGGGAATCTGCATTTGGAAATAAACGCGGTTGGCCGGTATCGGTGTCGTTTCATCAAAACAGATTGGTTTTTGGTGGAACCATATCTGCGCCAAATAATATATGGATGTCCAAAGTTGGAAAATATAACAATTTCGATGTTGGCACAGGTTTGGATGACGAAGCAATTTTTACAACTTTGTTGTCTGCACAACATCATCAAATATGTACAATAGTCAGTTCTGATGCGTTGCAAATATTAACATCTGTGGGTGAATGGGTAATATCAAATTCACCGTTAACACCATCAAATACAAATGTAAAACAACACACATCAGTTGGCAGTATTGCCGATAAATATTTACCGCCACAACAGATAGAAGGCAGTACGGTATTTATTGCAAAATCTGGAACGGATATTCGCGAATTGGATTTGGATACATTGAATGATAAATATAACGCTACGGATTTGTGTATATATTCCAAACATTTAATGAAAAATCCAATCAGTATGGCATATAACCCATCCAAACACCAATTGTTCGTTGTCATGAATGATGGTTATATGGCCGTTTTGGATAAATATATAAACACAGATATTGCCGCGTGGACACGATATACCACAGATGGTGTATTCAAATACGTGACCGTGGTGGATGACAAAACATATGTCATTGTTAAAAGAAACAACACTGAATATTTGGAAAAATTTGATGATACATGTTTGAACGATGCAGAACAATACAATTTTTCATATGAAATATCGGCTTTCCCGATAATCATCAATGGACATTGTCCAAAAAAATTGCGTGCACGTAAAATATCTTTGCGTGTCATTAATACCAAAACATTGTTTATAAATGGTCATCGTATGGAAATACCTAATTGGGCATATGATGCAAACAGCGCAGGATACATGGGCGATTTATCAATGAATTTGTCCGGATTTGAATATGACACAATACAATCTTTGTGGTCGATATCTAGCACCGAACAATTACCAGCAACCATATTGTCAGTGACGATAGATGGTTGGTATTTAATATAAAATCAATAGGAGTTTTACATGGGACAATTAGTTTCAGATGTGACAAAAATTTTGGATTATAATAAATCAAAACAAAGTGCACAAAATCAACGACAAAAAATATTGGCACAAATTGCGTCAGATGAAACCGCCAAAACAAATTTAATCAAAAAAGTATTGGCCGGACAACGTGCAAAATATGGTGCCAGTGGAAACAGTGGAAACAGTTTTTCTGAAAATGCTGTTTTGAAAAGATTGCGTAATGAAACAGCGCAACCCTACGAAGAAAAAAAGCAAGAAAATATTGAAAAAATCAAAAAAACTAAAGTTAAAAAACCAAACATATTAAAAACTTGGTTGTCCAAAATAGATGATATTGCGGGGTAAAAATTTATTAAATGAAAACAATTACAATTGCGGATGCATGCAGTTTTTTAGATGAATGGAACAAATTAATCGGGTTCAAAACACCAAAGCATCATAAACAAATAATGAATTTTTTAATAGATGTTTTGAACAATGAACCAAAACGCGGGATGTTAAATGCATTCAGACATTCGGGAAAATCAACTGTGGTTGGAATATTTGCCGCATGTGTTTTGTATAATAAACCAAATACCAGAATATTGATATTATCTGCGGAATCAGGATTGGCATCGCGCATGGTGTCACATGTAAAAAATATTTTGGAAAATCATCCATGGTGTTCCGATGTGTTGCCTGATGTTAAAAAAGAGTGGGGCAGTCATAAAATCACAATAAAACGTCCCATCGGAATCAGGGAGCCATCAGTTATATGTCAGGGTATTTCAGGAAATATTACCGGGATGCGATCTGATTTGATAATATGTGATGATGTCGAAGTTCCAAATACATGCAACACACATCAAAAAAGAATCAATTTACGGGAACGATTGCGTGAATTGGATTTTATATTGTCGCCACATGGCGCAATGATTTACATTGGGACACCACATACCAAAGATACGATATATAAAACCGAATAATTATGCCAAAGACGACACAAATGTACGCAATTTTGCCAACATTTGTTTCCCTGAATCACCAAACATTGGTAAATATGTTTCGTATTCAGGCATATCGGCTTGGATTTGTGCGCGATTTCGTTCGGTTAATGTTTCCGATAACAATTGTTGTGCTGAATCCCAAATTTTGTATGCTTTGTCGGTTTGTATAACCACATCCCATTTGGCCACCAATTTTGGGTCAGACATAATAGCCACTTTGACATCTTTGGCCCAATCATTATCAAATTTGCGGACAAATGGTAAATTTTTGATGCGTTTCAGATGTTCAGGGTTTGGTTCAAATTCGTTTAATGCCTTTTTCAATTCATCAATTTCATCGGGTGTTAATGAAAAAGTGATTTCCTGACCAGACATCAATCCGCCATATGGTAATAATGATTTATCAATTGAATCCATTGGGGTTTTGCCACTGCGCAAATTATTGATGTGCATAACTAATTTGGGCCCGGTTGGTAAATTTTCCAATTCAGCAATAACCTGGGAATCATCGGATTCGACAACAAAAAACTTGTTGACTGCAGCCCAACCACCATCAATGACATGTTCTTGACGATAAAGATTTAACAATCGTTGTGCAACAATATGTGCGTGTTGTGGCATTTCCCCCTCCGTTTTTTTTAATGGTTATTGCATAACAATCAAAACGATTTTGTGCATTGTTTTACCAGTCACTTTTTCTTCGGGATTGGTAATATGACCATATGTTTTACCGTTGTTATCTTGGCGTAATAAAACAATTTGTGCATCGGCGGTTTCGTCCGGATTCATTTTTGTAAAATCTGTATTGATACACACAGCCAAATCACCGGCTTTGGGTTTTACATTGGCATCTGCGAAAACATAAGAAGATTCCGGGATAAAACCACCCAATCGTTTTGAATTTGGTATAACGGCATAAATTCCTGCGCGACCTTCAATCGTGGATGGTGCAACAATCATTGTTTCATCAGATTTTTTCAATTTAATTTTGCGCCCATCTGGTACGCCAAACACAGGAATCAATTTTTTGCGTGCATTATCATATAATTGTGCGCCATACAATCCACCGTGTATATCCAACCCAGACATTGGATTAACCGGTTCCAACACGGATTTCACACGTTCGGTGACTTTGTTAATTTGTTTTGTTAATTCGCCCGCGTTATACAATTTTGCGATTTCATCAAACAATTGATTCGCAGTATAACCAAATGCCCGTGCTAAAACATCAATTTCGTTTTCGTATACTTCGCGTTGACCAACTTCGATTTTATGGTAAACAGACAAAGTCATTTTTGCAGCATGCGCAGCATCCGCAATGGTTTTTTCAGAACGTTGGCGGATTTTACGCAATCCGGAACCAAAAACCTTTAATCCGCTGCCTTCGTTGTCGTTCAAACGGCGTTTGATTTCATTTTGCCAATTTTGTGCCATTGCATCAGATTCATGAATAAATATATCAGATAATTTACAACCCAATATATTGCATACATTTAACAATTGTTTTTGATTCAAACGTCTGACGCCTTTTTCAATTTTGGAAACGGCCGACAACGATAAATTAGCACGTTTCGCCAATTCGGTCATTTTCATGCCTTTGGCAATGCGAATATTGCGAATATTATTTGGAAAAATGATTTCTTCTTGTGCCATGGTTTGAACTCCTTGGTATATATGTTGACAAAATGATAGTCAATTTTTACAAACTTGGCAAGAAAAAATTAAATAATATCGTCAGGAATATCGTTTATATCAGAAATGTTTTGAACATTTGCGTTTGTTCCATATGATTGTTCAAAAGGTATGTCTGATGTTGGTTGTGCACCATAATTATTAAGATTATCAAATAACGAATATTCGCCATTGAAACTTAAATGCACGGTTTCCGGTTTACCATGACGGTTCTTTGCGATGATAATATCAGCTTTGTTTCGGGAATTTGCTAATCTTTTTTGCCAATTTTGTACCACGGTTTCAGACGCAGAACCCGACAAGCGTTGGTCAGGGGAATGTCCATCCAAATAATATTCTTCACGGTATGTGAACATAACAATATCCGCATCCTGTTCAATAGATCCAGATTCGCGCAAATCAGATAAAATCGGTCTTTTGTCATCACGATCTTCGACTTTACGTGATAATTGTGACAAAACAACAACCGGCACATCCAATTCTTTGGCCAATATTTTTAATCCGCGGGTAATTTCCGATAATTCTTGGACACGGTTGTCATTGCGTTTGCCACCGGGAACAGACATCAATTGTAAATAGTCGATAACAATCAATGCGATGCCACCAAATTGACGCGCAATACGACGCGCACGTGTTTTGATCGCCGGAACAGACATTTCAGATGTATCATCAATAACAATAGGAATCTTTGACAAAGCATCAGTATATTGGGACATTTTCATAAAATCTTCGTCCGTTAATTTGGTGCCTTCGCGCATACGGGATGATGGAATTTTAGATTGTGACGATAATATACGTGCAGCCAATTGTGGATATGACATTTCCAAACTGAAAAACGCAACTGCACCTTTGTATTGTTGATTGGCGCGACCATTTAATATCGCATTTGCCGCATTAAAAGCAATATTCAAAGCCAATGTTGTTTTACCCATTGCCGGACGACCCGCGATAATAATCAAATCAGAACGATGTAAACCACTGATGGATTTGTCCAAATCATCCAATCCAGTTGTTAATCCGGACAATTTGCCGTCCGCTTTGTATGCGATTTGTGCTTCTTCTAATGCGCTTTTTAATGCATCAGCCAATGTCACGACATTTCGTGTTGATTGTCCCGTTGATGCCAAATTGAATAATTTTTGTTCAGCTGATTCGATTTGGTTATTAACAGATTTATCCAAATCTTCGGTATATGCGTCATCAATGATACTTTGACCCAAATTTATTAAATCACGACGACGCGCATTATCAAAAACAATACGACCATAATGTTCAACATTAACAACAGTTGAACCGGCCGCCGCCAATTTAGATAAATATTCAACACCGCCAACGGATTCCAATGTTCCCTGTTGTTCCAAATATGTTTTTGCAGTGATGATATCAAATGGAATTCCAACCGCAAATTGACGCAGGGCCAATTTATATATTTCTTGATGCGCAGGATGTGAAAAATGTTCCGGCAACAAGAATTCGGATACCGATTCCAATGCGCGATTGTTCATTAAAACCGCAGCCAAAACGGCTTGTTCGGCTTCTAAATTAACAGGTAAAGTTTTCGGGGTAAAATCCATGTCTATTAGATTAAACGAAAATTTTGATAATTCAACTCCTTTTTTGATTGGGTATAAGTGTTT